GCAACAGGTGGAGGTGCTGCAAATGGCGGAGGATCATCAAATAGCGGTTCTTTTACTTCATCTGATACAGGATCATATCAGCCGATCCATTCATCTTCAAAACGAAAGCGGCCACGTAAGTTAAGAATTGCCAAGCAAACAATCCTACGTGCGCCAGCAATCATTGGGGAGGATGAAGAAGGAGATGGCGTGGCTCATACGATGAAAAATGCTCGATCTGCAATTACCAGTGATGATGAAGCAAAAACGGCTGAGGAATTGATTTCTAAAGTAAAGGGACTCAACAAAAAGATGCTTGAAATGTTTGCAGGAGAATATGGGCTTGAGCAAACTGAAAACGGCAAGTGGACTGTTAATGAGGCTATTGATGATGACATCATTGAAAGAATGTTCCCAAGAATGAATCGAATCTCTCCAGATGGCGGGGCGTGGGCAGGTATGCAAGCCGATATTACTGCGCCAAGAGGACCTACTGAACTAATTGAGGATAGCGCAACTACTTTTCATAATCCAAAAGAAGGTGAAGAAACAGAAGAGATTCCTATGAGGCACTTGCAGGTTAAAGATAATGCAACGGGGGAAGAAGCCGTTGTTGATATTCAAAATGGCAAGGCTACTCTCAGAATGCCGTTAAAAACGCAACAAGAGATTGCAGATGAACAAGAAGTAGATCCTAACGACAGGTCAGAAGCAGAAGAAATTTAACCCTATTCCTTCATATAGGATTACACTTGATGAGATGATTTAATGGCAACAGTCCTTGAACACAAATCGGCATCATGGAGTGCCGAAGGTTCAGATTTCTTGTTGAAGTCCTCTGGAAGCGGAGGGGAACTTTATGTTGCTGGCTATGCATCTGTTGATATGGTCGATAAGCAAGGAGATAGAATCCCTACAAACGCTTTGAAAAAGGCATTCGGCCAATTCATGGGTAACAAAGCATTCCGCAATGTGCAGTTGGCGCATTCAGGAATCCAAGTCGGTGAAGTGGTAAACGATCACACCGATTCAAATGGCCGTGTATGGAAATCAGAAGTTGATGATCACGGCCTTTTCGTTGTGTGCAAAATTCGCAGCGATATTCAAAAAGCACGTGAAGTGCAAAAACAAATTCGTAGCGGAGATCTACGAGCATTCTCGATTGGGGGTCAAGCCCTATTCCGTGTGAGTAAAACCACACCTGAACTTGGCAACCATCGAGAGATAACGGATCTTGAATTGCATGAAATAACATTGTGCAAGAAAGGAATCAACCCCGAATCAACCTACACAATACTAAAGATGGAAGATGATAATATGAGCAACACAGAAGTTTTGAACGAAATAAAAGCAGGATTAAGCGAAGTTCTCAAAGAACTAAGCGATAAAGAAGATAAAGGCGACATGAAGTCCTATAAAGAAGAAAAGGGATCTTACATGGAAGATGAGGATGATGAATCCGACACCAGAAAGTCTCAAGAAGCCGCATTAGATTACGTTACAACTCTTGAAAAGTTTGCACACGATGCAGGAGTAAACTTGAATGGACTACGTGACCACTTTGGCTTGGAGAAGGCATACCTTCTCGAACAAGGTCGTGGAGGCTACAACCATCGTGGGCAAGGTGATGAGATCGGATCTGGCGAAGATGCAACTGAGCCTTCTTATCCTTCTCTTCCAAGTCCTGGTGGCAATCAACACGTCATCAAGTCTCCAAGTGTGCGAAACATGAACATGAACGCACCAAATGGTAACGGAAATGTCATCAAGTCTTTGACACCTGATGTTCTCGAAAAGGGCTACCGACATTATGCCTCTCTTCGTGATGAAGAAGCAGTAAAGGGTCTTGTCGAAAAAGAATGGCAACACCGATACGATTCTGAAACACAACAGGCTCTTGAAGTTCGCAAGGCAAACGATGTTGGACTCCAACTAAATTCCCTTCGTAACGAAATTTCATCTCTTAAGAATGAAAACGCATCTCTTCTAAAGAGCGATGTTACACCTACTTCCCCCACAACAACGATCCGTGTGCCAACTCATTCCGAGTTTGCACAAATGGGCAACGACCTTGACGGATGGCGAGCCGCAGAAGCACTCGCTGCTAAAGCATTGAGGGGCGAGTGAAACTCAAAATAAATGGAGATGACTAAGATGACACAAGGATATATTAGAACAATCGAAGATATGGAACGCCTTTACTACGGTGCTGGCGCAGGAACAAACGCATGGGCATATAGCGGAACAGACTTACTCAAGGCTGATTCACCGTTGATGTCCTCAACTGCTGGTACTTACCAAGCGATCTTTGGTCGCAAGGTTTGGTCACAACTCAACCAAGAATTTAACGCATTTTCAATCCTTCCAAAGAAACCTTGGGAAAAGAGTGGATGGCGTGTTGTTACTGGCAAGCCCGATGACGCTGTTGGGCTTCCAGAAAACGGAACACTTCCTGATTCAACCAAGCCAACTTTTGAAGAAGTAGCCACCAAGCCAAAGACTGTTGCGAGCAAGTTCGACCTGAGCGAAACCGCAATGTTCCTTGCAGACAAGGATGATGGTCTTGGCGATGCAAGAGCCGTCATCAAGATGGAAATGTCGAAATCTCACGCAGAGTCAATCAACAAGATGCTTTTGAAGGACTTTGGAGACAACGCTACAAACGGCGGTGGACTTGCAGGTAACTCCTTTGAATCTCTTGATCGAGCAACTTCTTCTTCCCTTTCAGAAACTGCTGCCTTTGCTGAGGTCGATAACCTATCGGCTCACAATATGTATTCAATTACACGCAACTCTACTGGAACACGAAGTTGGTTTGATGCTAACGTCGATGTCGGTACATCTGGTACTGAACGACCTCTAACTCTTAACATTCTTGACGGTATGTTCCGTGAAGTTTGGGAGCGTGGTGGTCAGCCAAAGGTTATGCTAACAGGCTATGACACCATTGAGAAGATCCAACAACTCTTGCAGCCGCAACAACGTTTCACTGAAATGAAGCGTGTTACGCCATCTGTAAACGGTGTTCAAGGAATACCTGGAATGGAAGGTGGATTTGTCGTCGCTACATACAACGGTGTCCCGATCATCCCTGCAAAGGACGTTCACGCACCATCTGGTGGACTATCTCGCATCTATATGCTTGATACAGACTATATGTATTTCTGCACAGCAAAACCAACTCTTTACCACGAAAGTGGAATTGAAACTGGCGATCCATTCGGTATCAACCGTCTTGGTCAAGTCGGACTCTTCCACACAATGGGTGAACTTTGGCAACTCTTCTATGGCGCACACGGCAAGGTCAGAGATCTTAGTGCATGAGGATAAAAAAAAAATTGGAGATGATTTAGAATGGCAACCGCAAACCTAACAGAAGCAAGCACAACAGTAGTATTTAGCCTCCCTATGTGGGCAGGTGTAGCAGAACGAGATGACACGTCTTGGTTGCAGACCCCTATTGGGTCAAATGCAGCCATTGGCGCAATCCGCATGGGTTGTGTTGATGTAACAGCAACAGCAGCAACGACCCCCACAACATTGGACTTTGCTGATGCTGATACACCTACGGCAGTAACCTCTCGAATTAACCCTGCACAGATTATCGCTGTTCTTTCAGTTGTAAACAAGACAGATGCAGCAGCAGGAGATATTCCAAACATTGGATTCGGTGCAACAACGATCAACTTCACCACTGATACTGGCGGAGATACAGACGTTCACCGATTGACTTTCCTATACCGAGAAACCATCGCTTGAGGCGATTTTCATGGGAATTAAAGTCCAATATGTGGGCGGAAGATCTTACACCGAATTCAGAACGGCAAACGGACCTATTGGTTTCGCACGTGGAATGACACGTGAACTTTCTGAGACTGAGGGGCTTGTAGTCAAAAAACTCGTTGATGAGGGATCAACTATGTGGAAAATCATTGGTGATGAACCTACTCAAACAGATGCTATGAAATCTGCAATTGAGCCGACTGTCGAAGAACCAGGAGAAGAAGCAGAGATCGATTACAATACACTTTCAAGGGCTAAACTAATGGCTTTGTGCAAAGAACGTGGAATTGCTGTTAAGAACACCTCGAAGAAAGCGGAACTCATTGAACTTTTGTCGGCATGATCAGGTGATTTACCATGACAGGCAACAGGCAAACATTGACTGATGGAGAGAATTACCTCAGTCGTTGCCGTGTAAATCGTCATGTTGTTGAAATTACAGACAATAATCACTCAGTTCAAGTCCGAATAAACGGAAAGGTTTCAAAGGTCATTGTTGATGCAACAGGGGCGACAACACTTGGCTCAACTTCTAATGTAGGAGAACTTCAATTTTTAATGGATGTTGAAACAGATGGGGGAGAGGCACACCCTTATTTCGATAAAATATCAAAATTAAACTATACTGGATCGGGCGGGGATATGGTTTCAATGCACGAAGTCACACAAGGATCGAATCAAGGAACTGCTAATTCAAAGAACTCACTTCACTTTTCAGTCTCAACCACCTCTGCTTCCGAATCAGGGGCTGGAGCAATTAACGAACCCGCAGCATGGAACGGCCTTGTTTGCGGAAATGTTAGGATTACTGTTGGTTGCACAGCACCAGCCGCATTAGCACCAACATCTGTTATCCGAGTCATTATCCTTACTGAATAAGCATCTATTATGAAAAGGGATATAAACAACAACCAACTGAGGAATAAATATGGGCTTAACCGTTAAACAACCCCGAAGAATGTCTGCAAGCGGCAGACAAATGAGCGTAAATCTTGAAATCACTCCAACTGGTTCATGGCCTGGTGCTGGAGAGCCTCTCGATCTTACTACATATGTGCCAATTATAGAAACAGTAACTATCAACACTCTTGATGCGTCAGGGTATGTTTGGAAGTACGATAGAACCACAAAGAAAATCTTGGCTTTTCAATCAATAGATCCTGCTGATGCAGGAGGCGCAAATATTCCTCTCGTTCCAGCATCAGGAGATCTAACTGATCAATTCCTTCGTGTAGAAGTTACTGGCACACGTGCATGAGGGGGAATACCCCATGCCACGTCTTGAAGTCGGTGAAATTGACCTTGAAACTTCTTTAGAGATAAAGAAGAGAAGGAACACTCGTATGTTTGAAATGGCAACGAGTCAAGGATCAATTGGTGAAAGTGAAACTCCGTTTAGTAAAAAGAACATGGATCGTGCAGGTACATCGTTTGTTAAAGTAACAAAACAACAAGCACAGGACATTCAAAACATAGGATCTGGAACACGCTGTATTGCGTGTGGGATGCTTCACTTCTGTTGGACTCCCGAATGTGCTGTATGCGGAGAAGCAATGCACTACAACTTAGGAGGACACCACCAATGAGTGAAGAAGTTCATACACCGAAGCCCAAAGAAAAAGCATTTCAGAAGTCATGGGAAGATATTATCAAATTCGGTGATTGTCCCGTATGTCATGGTGATCCTATGGCTTGCCCAACACCAGATGTACCTGCATCGTTTTGCAGAACTCGAAAGAACGCACTTAAACATATGAGAATACGGGCAGTACCGCCGATGCGCCGCCTATGAGGGGGAATCGGTTTTGCCACAAATCTTCAATCCAGGTCACAGACCAAGTTCACCGCTATACCCCGATGATTTGGTGTATTGTTCTGTTGATGATGTGGCAAACTTTCTTCAATTACCACTTCCCGATCCCGTAGCGTTATCAGGAAATAGTAGCATCGTTTCAACAAATTTAAAGTTGCCAATAACAGGTGCAAATTATCGTCGTTGGAAAATTGAGGCAGGAACCTCGATTACCGTTTATGATGATGCAGATTCTCTTGGCAAGACCTATACTGTGAACGATGTTGAAAGTGCAGGTGGAGGCAACATAAATGTCATTGTAACAAAGAAAGGTGCAGAAGCATTCACAACCGCCAATAGCGCACAGATCCAAATCAATTCGGCTTTAACCAATAGCACAGAGCGTGGTTTAACTAAATCACAGGTTGAATCGCTTATTCGTGAAAAACAAGATTACATTGATACAGTATGTCGAATGGCATGGCGACCTCATTTAGTTTCAGACGAATATCAAAACTTTACTACGTTCAAACCATATCGAAGAAGATACTATACTGATTATGTCGGTGCTGTTTATTTGAGAAACAGATCGATACAACGTATTCTTCGTTTAGGCGTTTGGCAAGGAGATAAATATAGAGAGTTGGGTTCATCTATCATAAAACTAACAGTAAAATCAAGTTCTGTTGGTGCAAATGATAAGATTTTCTTATGTCCTGGTGTCGCTCATACGGCTACTTTAGAACGTGGTAAAACTGCAACCACATGGGATGGGGATTTTGGCGATAAAACAACTGCACAAAACATTTCTAATTTAATCAATAAAGATAATGCAACCAGTAGAGGGGATGTCCCAATTGGAACACTGCAAGAAAATAGCGTACAGTTAAATGTTGATGA